GATGTAGGCTTTCTTCTGCGCCTCGGTCAGGTGGTCAGCGTAAACGCAGGGCACCTCTGCGATGCCCTCCTCCTTCGCAGCCATGATCCTGCCGTGTCCGGCAATCACGTTGTAATCCCTGTCGATGATGACGGGATTGACGAAGCCGAATTCCCGCAAAGAAGCCCGGAGCTTCTTGATCTGCTCCGGGCTGTGTGTTCTCGCATTATTGATGTACGGGATGAGCCTGTCTACAGGCACCCGTTCCATTTCAGATGTCATATTCATCTCACTAACCCCCATTCCGCGAACGCCTCAAAGCCGCCAAGGTTACGGATGTATTCCCGCGCCTCCTCCACGATCTCCGAATACGGCAGGTCGTCCACCGTGTTATCACCGATGGCGCAGCAAAGCTCCACGGGCTGTCCCGTGCGCTGGGCTTTGAGCCAAGCATGGATGTTGACGGACACATCCGCCTTGGACAGGTCCTTTCCATGCAGGCCGCCGCCCGTGACAGAGTCCGCCATGTCGCTGCCCAGCTTCCGGTTGGTAGCACCGCTGTCCACGTCGCTGCCGCCGGTCCAGTTACCCAGCGGGTTAACCTGTGCTCCGGGATACAGCGCCGTAAGCGTCTCCGCCGGTGCATTGCTCTGGCAGAGGATCAGGCGACCGCCGTCCAGAATGTATTTCCCGTCACACGGCCAGGCGGCATAGATCACCCTGGCGATCCGTGCCAGCTCCTTCTGTTCCTGTGTCACGGGCACACCCTTGAAGATGCCGTTGTCGCCACAGCGTACTGCCCCGGCCTGATTCTCGGCAAGAAGCGCGTCCTGCGGCACTTCTACATAATCCGCAAACACACCGTCCCCCGCGATGCGATGCACAGTCTTTTCGACATATTCCTGGGGGATGCGCACCGAGGTCTCGGCAATGATGTGGCACATCCCATGCCCGAGCAAAACCTCAACGGCGATGCGTGGATTCTCATCCTGAGTGTAGGCGTAATCCACCAGCGCCCCGGCGATACGGTCCGCCACCTTATCCGGGTGGGCGGGATTGACTTTCTCGTACATATTCTTTCCTCCCAATATGTGTATTTCAGTTGCCCCTGGCGCGGAGCAGACGCTCCATCAGGTCATCCTGCGGCGACTGGCCGCTGTCGTAGTCCGTGGAACAGTTCTCTTTCACGATCTGAAATATCTCATTCCAGAGACGCACCGCCTGGTTCATATACTGGATGCCGATGTTGATGAACGGACTGGGGATCGGCTTGCCCGTGGTCGGATGCTTTCCGAGGAAGCCCAGCTTGCTGGTCATCTCCTCGCACTGAATCCACCGGGCGCTGCTCATGGCGTAGCGTTCGATCAGCGCGGGTGACACTTTTGCCGCGCATCCGATACTCTTCAGCCACTGCCAGGTTTCCTCATAAATCTCGGTAGCCTGCAGGGGATTGCCGTCCCTCTGCTCCGCCGACAGGAAGTCATGGGGCTTTGGCATCTCCACGCCTTCCACCTCCGGGATGTCGAGCATCTCCAGACGGCGGCCACCCGGATTTCCTGCGGCAGCTTTGTCCTTGACGGCAGTTTTCTTGCGCCCGGCTCCCGGCCTTGCGCCGCCCCTTCCGCCGATGTTGTTGCTTTTCGTGGGCATGATTTTTCACCATCCTTTCCAGGGACCCTTTAATTACCCTTCAGATTTCGCCTTTTTCGCACGCGAGAGGGGGCGACGGTCTCCGTGACGCTTTAGCACAGAGAAGTGAACCCGCCCCCGGGGTGGTCACACTCTGCTGTTCCACGACTCCACTGCCAGCCTCTCTGCGTCAGAGGAGTGGTTGGGCGTGCCATAGTCGGAGAGCTTATAGCGTCCCGACCTCGCGTTGCATACGGTGCAGCGCACGAAGGCCACCCTCGTGGTCTGCGCGTTGATGAAGGCGCGGTGTGCGCGTTCAAGATAGGCTTCCCCTCCGCAGTGCGGACAGGGCTTCAGCTTGTAGAACATGGTACCCATCCTTTCTCTCAGTAGTGGTACACCGGATCGTGATCCTCGTTCCTGGTCTTTTTACTGTGGCAGCTGTGGCAGAGCGCCTGCCAGTTTTCCTCGTCCCAGAACAGCCTGGGGTCTCCCCGGTGAGGGACGATGTGATCGACGTCGGTCGCCTTGACGTAACGCCCCTGCTTCATGCACTCAGCGCACAGCGGGTACTTTTCCAGAAACCGTTTCCTCGCCCTGTTCCACTTGGAACCGTAGCCGCGACCGCCAGCTGACCGGGATTCCTCCGGGTGCTGGGCAGCGTGCTCAGCGCAGTATTTCTTTCCCCTGGGCACCAGCCTGGGACAGCCTGGGTGCGAACAGGGATGATCAGGTATCCTTGGCATTGCCCTCCTCACTTTCTGCAGGAATGAAAAAGGCACGGGGTTGGAACCGTAATGATTCCGCTCCGTGCCTTTTTGCGTTTCCCGCGCTCTTTCACGATATCAGTATAGCAGGGATTGCTATATGAATCTTATCAGAAAGTGGACACGGTCAGAACTTGCCGAATAGCAGCACGGTCAGATGATCCAGGGCGCGGTTCTTCTTGCGATAGGCCGATGCCTGCTCGATCTTGTAGTGATCGGCGATGTACCAGGCGGCGTTGCTGCCGTAGGTGTTCTCGTCGTAGAAGGTCTCAAGCACATACTGCTCGTCCTCCGAAAGCTGCGTCCAGGCGGGCTCAAACCACTCCTGGTATTCCACAGCCTGCCGGTACCGCTCTTTCAAGATGTCGATCTCCTCGATTCCGTTTAAGATGCGCTCTTCACCGGCATTCGGGTTGTGGGCATGGGGCAGTCCGTCCATGCGCACCGAACCGACGCCCACCATCTTCTCCCTTTCCGCCGTGATTTCCTCATCCGTGTGGTCAATGATAAACTTCATGCTGTCACGGTCCTTGATCGCCGCTATCGTGGCTGACCGCTTGTCCAGATACTTCCACATTACACTCATGGCTCTACCTCCGAAAAATAAAGATTTTTATTCCCTCGGATTGCCATTCAGATTGCCCAGCTGCGCCTTCACTGCCGCGATGAGGTTCTGCTGCGTGGTGTCCTTCCGTTTCAGAGCCGAAAGAACATCCCCGTCAACGGTATCCCCGCACACGATGTGGTGGATGGTCACAACTTCCTTTTGTCCCTGACGCCAGAGTCTGGCGTTTGTCTGCTGGTACATTTCCAACGACCAGATCATCGAAAACCAGATGAGGATATGTCCGCCGTCCTGGATGTTCAGCCCGTGTCCTGCACTGGCGGGTGAGATCAGGCCGACCTGTATCCTCCCGGCATTCCAGTCCGCGATGTCCTCCCCGGTTTTCAGGTCACGCGGCTCATAGCCCAGCGCCGTCAGCCGTTCCTGAATCCGCTCATGGTCATGGCGGAACCAGTAGGCGATCAGTACGTTCTGGCCGTTGGCCTGCTCGATCAGGTCTTCCAGCATGTCCAGCTTTTTGTCATGTATTTGCACGATTTCCCCGGCGTCATTGTAGATCGCGCCATTCGCCATCTGCAGGAGCTTCCCCGACAGGACGGCGGCATTGGCGGCATCGATCTCCTCACCTTTGACATGAACCAGAAGGTCTTCCTTCATCCGCTCGTACAGCTTCCGCTCGGCGGGCTCCATAACCACCTCATGGGTGACCGGCACATAGTCCGGCATGTCCAGATAGTCCAGCGCCTTCATGGAAACGGTGATGTCGGAGATCCGCTTATAGATGCTCTCCTCCGCTCCCTTCAGCGGGATGTAATTGAAAACCACTCCCGTGTACGGGTTCATGGCTCCGGCTTTGAAATAGGCGCTGCGGTACTGGCCGATGAAACGCCCCAACCGTTCGCCCCGGTCGATCAGGAAGACCTCCGCCCACAGGTCCATGAATCCGTTAGATGCCGGAGTACCCGTCAAGCCCACGATCCGCTTAATGCGCGGGCGAACCTTCCGCAGAGCCTTCCACCGCTGGGACTGGTGGTTCTTGAAGCTGGAAAGCTCATCGATCACCACCATGTCAAAAGGCCACGGCTGATGTCTCTTCTCGAAATGCTCCACCAGCCACTTCACGTTCTCGCGGTTGATGACGTACACGTCTGCGGGCTGCATGACGGCGGCAGCTCTGGCTTTCGCGTCACCCACGATGACCGACATCCGCAGGAAGTCAAAGCCGTCCCATTTCCGTATCTCCGCAGGCCATACGTCCCGGCTGACCCGGAGCGGGCCTATCACCAGCACCTTGCTCACATCGAAGCTGTCAAACATCAGATCCAGGATGGCCTGCAGCGATATGGCCGTTTTCCCAAGTCCCATGTCAAGCAGGAGCAGGGCTTCCGGATGTTCTTTCACGAACCGCACGGCATATTTCTGATAATCATGGGGTATGAACTCCATGCCATTTCACCTCTCTTTCTTCCGGACGATACCGGAGTCGATCTCGTCCTTCATCTTCTTAAGCAGGGTCGGGCCGTCCACATCGGACAGCATCTCAAACCACTGGGAGCAGAAGAACTTCGTTATTTCCCTTACTTCTTCCTGGGCGCGGCCATCATTCGGGAACCGCTTCATCCGCTTATAGGCAGCCCTGAAGTCCTTCGCTGCCTGAGTGATGATGGCGTTGGCCAGCGCCTCGTAGCCACTCACCGCAGTTCCCTCCAGGTAAGACAGCCGATGGCACCAGCGGCGGCAGACAGCGCCCTGCGGTCGATCTCCTTCTCGCGGATCAGCCCGGCGATGGTTTCCGACTGCTTCCGTAGTTCTGTCATGACCTCTTTGTGATGGGCGCGGAGCCCATCGGCTTCCTTTTCCAGGTCTTCGATGTATGCCACGTCGTCATCGCTTTCGCTCAGCCAGCCCTCCACCCATTTCCGCATCTCCAAGCCCATGTGCCTGTCAATCAGGTCCAGGGCATCCCTCTCGTCAAAGACCGTGTGGACGCTGCCGTCCGAAAGCTGTATCACATCCGCCATGCCGCCACCTCCTCCAAAATCCACGGTATCCGCTCTGGGTCATCCAGCACGAAGACTGGGAAGCCCAAAGCCCTAAGCTGCCTGTGCCGATGCGTCTGGAGCGGGCGCGGGGTCTTGCCGGGTGCCTTGACCTCCACGAATCCAATGCGTCCGGGCGGAAGCAGCACCATTCTGTCAGGCATTCCGTCGAAGCCGGGGCTGACCAGCTTGGGGCAAATACCACCGGCGGCTTTCACCGCCCGCACAAGACGCTGTTCGATTTTCTTCTCACTTATGTCAGCCCTGTCAGAGCCGGTTTTTCTCTTGTCAGACATTGAAAACCTCCTGTTTTTGGGCGTTTCTGGTTTTTGTCATTCTGTCTTGCACCCTTAAGGCATAAAGGGGTATGCGGAAAAACAGAAAGAAAGAATAAATCTTTTTTTGTCTATAATTAGGATTAAATGACTATATGACAAAAATCAGAAAGCCCTTTGTTTATCGCATTTTTATGTCATGGAAGGTTGCATTGAACCGCATGACAGCTATGACAAAACCGCCGGATTCACCACGTACTTCGGAAGAACAGGTCTTCCCTTGCCATATGTGGGACGGTTGTCAACGGACGCGATATAGCCATAGTCCTCCAGGAAATCCAGTACAGGCTGTATCTCATCGACCCTCTTGAAGGTCTGGCAGTAGCGCATGGCGTCCCTTCGATTGAAATCGGTCAGGCCCCGTTCACGGATCATCTGGAGAATCTTCCCCGCCTGTTTGTACATGGACGCCTCCGGGATAGCGTCATACACCGCCAACGCATGACTGAGAAAAAAACGTCCCAGCCGTATGGCATTCGCCATCGTCGCGCCGCTGACTTTCAGCGCATCATTCTCACTCAGAAATTCCGGCGCACGGTAGACATCCGCCCTGCATAGCAGCCCGGCGATTCGCAGCGTGTTGCCTACCAGCTTTCCGGCCCAGTCAGCAATCTCGGCGTAGTCCGTCTTCATCTTGGGCTCGATCTCCTCTGCAAAGGAGGTCAGCAGATCCGATGCCTCCGGCGTCAGTGTGATGATCTCTGGGCGCAAGGGGTACTCCTCTTCCAGTAAGTTGACGATCTTCTGCTCGTACTGCTGGTACACGGCATCGGGCACAGGGCGGCTCTGAAACCGGCGTTCCCCGACAGTCGATGTGGGCAGGCAGTAGAGAAAACGCGCCGTGAGTCCTCTCCCACGGAAGGTCGCATTGCTCAGTACGTCAGATATGACCTTTGGCTGTGTCATCAGCAGGATGGTCAGCGCCGGGTCCATGATGCACTCGCTCTCACGCCCGATGCGGTCAACACGGATGGTGTCTCCCGAGTAGCCTTTCAGCATCACGTCGATATTGACGTTCCGGGTATAGATGCCGGCCAGCGTGTCGAAGATGCCTCCCTCGCTGGAGATCAGCGCAGCGCGGCCGCGGTTTCCCGCCATGACGGATACCAGCTTCTCAGTAGTGATGTCGTCCACATACAGCTGAAGCGGCTTGACGTCCTCAAAGGATGCAATCTCCTGAGCGATAGCTTCCAGCTCGTCTGGCTCTGCCTGTCCCTTGGCAATCTTGTCCTCGATGGCCTTTTGCCTGCGCTCCAGGATGCGCTTCCGCATCTTACTGCCCTCGACGCGGGCGGCATTGCGCAGATTGAACTGCACCTCGTAGTTGTCACCGGGCTGCACCACAGCGTGGAGGACGGCAGACTTTCTTTCGGAGGGGCTGGCGATAATGTTTGCAAAAAGGTTCGTCGGTTCTACCCAGCCCGGTTTTCCCTCGATGCGGTATTTCCCCTGCATACACACCGCGAGGAATGCCAGTGCGGCTGTCCCCGCCATGTCGACAGGGGTCTGTGTGTTCTCCGCCACGGCAGCGGCGTATTCTGCGATATCCGGCGGCAAAGCGTCGGTAGGAAACGGCTCAAGGTTATATTTCCCGAAGGGGATAGGCTCTTCCCATTTGGAACTAATAGCCTCAAAGTCCTTCTGGGCATCCGCCAGCCGTTCCTTTTCCAGGGCCTCCTTCACCAGGTCGTCAGCCTCGGCAAAGGCGCACATTTTGAGGAAGGATGTCTTTTCATCGGCGTCCCCAAACCGGTGTGCGCGGACAAGGTCGAAAGCGTTCATGAGCTTTCCACCAGCCGGATCGGTAGCATGGTGGCTGTAAGCGAACTTATCATCATAGACTACGACTCCGCAGGAACCCTCGCCGGGAATGTAGTCGTAGCGGTCATCTACAGCCGACGGCGCGTAGACACCCGACAGAAATTTTGCGATAGCGTCATGGATGGAATAGACCCGGCAGAAGGCCCCTACGATGCCCTCTTTATCCAGCGGGTCTTCCTGCTTCCTGCCGTCCGGCGTCTTCAGCGGCTTCTCCCTGGCCGAGATCGGAAGGTTGGAATAATCCTCCCAGCCGGGATGCTCCGCCAGAAAAGCCTCCGCATCCAGAAACGGCTTATCGACCACAACGGAGACAAACTGCGCCCCTTTCGATGTGGACGGCCAGTGCATCAGCTGGTTGACCGTGAAGGAACACGGATCAAACTGGTCAATGCCAAACTCGGCAGCGAGGAACCTGGAAACGGCCGCATATCGATCCGGTGGAATATCTTCCTCCAGAGGAATCACGATCCGTGCCCTCGGCGCTTCCGCTGTATGGCTGTGCGTGGTGTAAAGCACGGCTGCAAAACGGCAGCGGTCCTGAAAGCCATCAATGAAGCCCGGCGCAAGCTCGTCGCCATCGAGCGTAATAAGGGATCGACAGCCGACGTTCTCTGTCTTCCTCCGTCCCTTATTCAGGTAGCCGCCCACAAAGCAGCCCTTGTCCTTGGCTGCATCCCTCTCGTCCTTTCCCATAGCCCAGTACTCATCCTGGGTCTCTGCAGTATATACAGTGGCGCACAGCCGGTCCCGGAGGTCCGGCCATGCTATAGTGCTGTTCTTCCATTTCACTGCCTTGCGGTGCGCAGCGCAGGCAATCTTCAGTTCACGCATATGCATTCCTCCTGAATGCCGGGGTCTCGCCGTGTTCAAACCTTGCCTGCCTTGCAATGCGGAAGGCTCTCACAGTTGCCGCGTCATCCCGGTCTGCCGTGTAACTGCCATCATCCCCGAAAAGCTCAAACCGGCCATCCTTGTTAATACCTGGATGCGCCACAAAATGATCACCGTCGATGGTTTCAAAATTGAAAGGATACGGCCCACCCTTGGCCTCTGGGAAACCGTCATAGCCCCACCGCTGGCAAAAATCCTCAATGTCCCTGATGCCATCGCCGTCAGGGATACCGGCCAGTACAAGAACAGGCGTAACCACGCCGATCTCAACCTTGTCCCAGCCGCAAAAGCTGTAAATCTTAGCCGCGTCCTCCTCAGTCATCTTTCCCTTCACTTCAACATAAAGGTCACCCCCGACGCGCCCATCCACATCGTGGAGCAGGAAATCCGGAAGATAATACTGCCCGTTGTCAAGCACAAAGCCCTCGGGCTCATACTCCCAGCGCACTCCGCAGGCATCGAAGAACACCGCCCACCTCGCCTCAAGGCGGGAGCGGAAACGGTATCCTTTGTATTCAGTCTCAATTGCTTTCATATCGAAATTCTCCTTCCCGGCGGAGCCGCAGTGCGCGGCCCCGCTTTTTTCGCGTCAGTCATCGACTTCGCACCGCTGGTCGTTCAAAGCGTCCCGGCAGAAGTCCAGTGCCTTCATGATGGCGTTCAGCCCGTCATCCCCACAGGCAGCGATCACGATGCCGACCTGCCTGCCCTCATCGTCCGTGATGGGCTGGAAGCAGAAATCCCCGGTCACGCAGTCGATACCGATATAGGTGCGGCCGCCGGCATTCCGGCAGCATCCGCCCTTGTAACCTGTAGTACCAGCCTCGACTTCAAGGCAGGTGTGTCCTTCCACAACCTCGCGCCGGAAGGTACTGACCTCCGCGCCGTTGATCTTTTTCAGTCCTTCATCAATCGCAAACATATAAATCCTCCTCCGTAATGCGTCTGATCGGTATTCCAGTTTCCTCCGCATGGGCAATCTCCGCTGCCATGCCCTCGCTGATCTCGTCCCCGCACACCCACAGCTCGTCGCAGCGTTCCAGGAGCTTAAGGTCCATGCTAATGGCAAGGTCCCGCTCCGTCTCTTCCGATAAGAACTGCGGCAGCCAGAGGTGCGGCGTCAGGGGTACACATCCCCGGTCGGCGGCAAAGCGGCTGTAGCGCCTTGCCATCTCCATGTTGTGTGCGATATTCCCCCTGAACATTGAGCAGATGTAGACAACGGGTGAATCTTTGTTTCTCGTATTCATAGGAAAGCGTCTCCTTTCATCGTTCTGCCTTCCTATGCCTTGTTAGGGACGATTTTTATAACGCTTCTTTATAAAAATGAAAAAAGCCGCCCTCGGAAAAAAGCTCCGGGAGCGGCTATAAAAATGCCTTCTTTCAAGGCATAGGAGTGTGCCGGGAAACGAGCAGCAAGGAAACCAGGAATCTTCCGTTATAAAAATCAGCTGTTTCAAGGCATAGGAGTGTGCCGGGAAACAGCGGACAGAAAAAAACACAGAATTTCCATTATAAAAATCCGCCGTTTCAAGGCATAGGGAACCGAGAACAACAGAAAGGAGGAACTTCCCATGACAAAGAAGGACAAAGCAGTTCTCATTGGCGGGCTGAAGAAGCTGTCCCAGGACATCGCAGACATCGCGGCTGTACTGGAAGGCGCGGACACAGCCCCGGCAAAGAAGCAGGAAGCACCCGTCCCGGAACCGGAGCAGGCGCAGACGGCGGAACCGACCAAGGCCGTTACTTATGAGGAAGTCCGGGCGATCCTCGCAGAGAAGTCCAGGACAGGATTCAGGGCGGAGGTCAAGGCGCTGCTCACAGCGCACGGCGCGGACAAGCTGTCAGCCATCACCGACCCGGAGGAACTTGCGGCCATCGCAAAAGAAGCGGAGGTGATCGGCAGTGCCTAAACACGCTTACCTCTCCGCATCTGCCAGTCACCGCTGGCTGAGCTGCCCTCCGAGCGCGAAACTATGCGCCCAGGAAGAAGATAAAGGCAGTCCTTATGCAGCACAGGGCACCTGTGCACACGAGCTCGGGCAGTACCTTGTGGAGAAAGCCCTGGGCCGACCGTGCAAGGACCCGACCGAGGATCTGGACTATTACGACGCAGAAATGCAGGAAGCGGCTGAAGCCTACTGCTCCTTCGTAATGGAACAGGTCGAGGCAGCAAAGGAGCTGTGCAAGGACCCGCTGGTCTGCGTCGAGCAGACCTTGGACTTCTCCAAGTGGGTGGAGCACGGATTCGGCACTGGGGACGCAGTCATCGTTGCCGACAGCGTCCTGCACATCATCGACTTGAAATACGGTGTCGGCGTCCTGGTGGAGGCTGATCACAATTCACAGATGATGTGCTATGGCCTTGGCGCACTGGACACCTTCGGCGATCTCTACGACATCGAGCGCATCCGCATGAGCGTGTTCCAGCCAAGACGTGACAACGTGGACACCTGGGAGATTTCCAAAGAGGAACTGCTCCGCTGGGCGGACGAGGTTCTGGCTCCTACCGCAAAGCTGGCATACGAAGGCAAGGGAGAATTTACTGCCGGAGACCATTGCCAGTTCTGCAAGGTAAAGGCCACCTGCCGCAAACGCGCTGAGTACGCGATGGAGCTGGCGAAGTACGACTTTGCCGACGCGCCTACCCTGGATACGGACGAGATCGCGGCCATCCTGCCGCAGATCGACACTCTGGTCTCCTGGGCGGAGGACGTAAAGTCCTGGGCGCTCCAGCAGGCACTTTCCGGCGTCAGGTATCCCGGCTTCAAACTGGTGGAAGGCAGATCCATCAGGAAGTACACCGACGAGGCGGCGGTCGCCGCGGTCGTCACAAAGGCGGGCTTCGACCCGTATGAACAGAAGCTGCTGGGCATCACCGCGATGCAAAAGCAGCTGGGCAAAAAGAGGTTTGACACCCTGCTCGGCGCATTGGTGGTCAAGCCCCAGGGCAAGCCGGTCCTCGCACCGGCATCAGACAAACGCCCGGAGTATAAATCCGCGGCAGACGATTTTATGGAGGAATGAATTATGTCTAAGACTACTGTTAAGAACCCCTGCAAAGTTATCACCGGACCCAAGACCATCTTCAGCTACCTGAACGTCAACGAGCCCAAGGTTCCCCTGGGCGGTGGAACCCCGAAGTATTCCGTCAGCCTGATCATTCCCAAGAGCGACACCGTGACCGTTGGCAAGATTCAGGCCGCCATCAAGGCAGCCTACGAGGAAGGCCAGGGCAAGCTCCGCGGTACCGGCAGGACGGTTCCCGCGCTGGAGGACATCAAGCAGCCTCTCCGTGACGGCGACAAGAAGGGCGACGATGCCTACAAGGGCTGCTGGTACATCAACGCCAACAGCACCACCAAGCCGGGCGTGGTCGACGCTGACCGCCAGCCCATCATTGAAACCAGTGAGCTGTACTCCGGCATCATTGGCCGCGCCAGCATCACGCTGTATGCCTTCAACACCAACGGCAACAAGGGCATCGCGGCGGGCCTCAACAACCTGCAGAAGCTCTCCGACGGCACCCCGCTCGGCGGACACAGCCGCGCTGAGGATGATTTTGCGGACCTGGACGATGAGGACGACTTCCTCGATTGACAAAAAGACGGAGGGCGGCAGGCACACAGCCTGTCTCCCTCCGGGAAAGGAAAAGGTAAATAGTTATGGACAGCTCAACACTCAGCCAGGCGGCTGACCTGATCGTTGTATTCTGCTTTGCCGCCATTATCGGCGCTACCGCCGGGAACATCCTCGCCAAGCTCATCTGCTGGACAGCCGAGAAGATCGTGGCGTTCGTGAGAAAGCGCAAAACTGAAAGTACGGAATAATGACTGTGGGCGGCAGGTGTGGAGGCACTTCGCCGCCCTTTTTTGAAGGATGGTGGATTATGGAAAAAGAAATCTGGAAAGATATCCCCGGATATGAGGGGAAGTACCAGGCGAGTACAATGGGGCGCATCAGAAGCCTCGACCGTATGATCGAGTACAACTGCCCCACCAGAAAGACATACAAAAAGATGGTAAAAGGACGCATTCTCCGGCCGGGGCGATACTGTAAATCCGGCCATGTCTCCGTTGTCCTCGGCCACGGTGCGAATGGCAGTCCCGTTCATCAGCTCATAGCCAGGACGTTTCTGGGGCCGTGCCCGGCCGGGAAGGAAGTGCTGCATAATAATGGCAAACCCACGGATAACCGGCTCTGCAATCTCCGGTATGATACCCGGACAGAAAACATCCTTGACGTTTACCGTCAGGGCGGGATCTGGCGCAAACTGAGCGTAGATGATGTGGAAGAAATCAAGTTTGCCCTATACTGCGGATTCCTCGGCATAGACTTGGCCCATCAGTTCAACGTCAGCCAAAGCACGATCAGTTCAATCAAACATGGGAGGACATTTCAATGGGTATGATTCACGACCTCCATTTGGATTTAGAGAGTCGCAGCAGTGTCGATCTGGCCAAGGGAGGCGTGTACAAATACGCTTCCTCTCCTGATTTTGAAATACTGCTTTTCGGATATGCCGCCGACGACGGCGAAGTAAATGTTGTAGACCTGGCGTCCGGAGAGGCGGTGCCGTATGATATACTTCGCGCTCTCACGGATGACAGCGTTACCAAGTGGGCGCACAACTGCGCTTTCGAGCGGGTGGCACTGTCCTTCTGGCTGCGCAGGCATTACCCGGACCTGTTCGCCGGCTATGGCATCGACGGCGATCCCACACAGGGATTCCTCGATCCGGTGGCCTGGCGATGTACGATGGTGCTGGCGGCATACAACGGCCTGCCCCTATCTCTGGATAAGGTCGGCTCGGTCTTGGGATTTGAGGAACAGAAACTGAAAGAAGGCCGCGACCTGATCCGCTTCTTCTGTACGCCCAGCCGCACGGCTGGACGGGACTGGAACCTCCCGGAACACGCTCCAGACCGCTGGGAGACCTTTAAGGCATATAACAAAAGGGACGTGGAGGTCGAGCGGCAGATACACCGCCGGCTCCTGAATTATGCTGTCCCTGAATCCGTCTGGGAGGAATATAGGCTCGACCAGGAAATCAACGACAGGGGCATCATGATAGACCGGCAGTTGGTGGAACAGGCCATCCGCATTGACGAGCTTTCCAAGAACAGCCTCACGGAAGAAATGAAAGAGCGCACCGGTCTGGACAACCCCAACAGCGTCGCCCAGCTGAAGGACTACCTTTCCGACAACGGCGTGGAAGCTGAGTCCCTGGGCAAAAAGGATGTCGCCGCCATGATGAAGGACGCCCCGGACGATCTGGCAGAGGTGCTGTCTCTGCGACTGCAGCTGGCAAAGAGCAGCGTAAAGAAATACACCGCCATGCAAAACGCCGCCTGTGACGATGACCGCTGCCACGGAATGTTCCAGTTCTACGGAGCCAACCGTACCGGGCGCTTTGCCGGCCGCATCGTGCAATTGCAGAATTTGCCCCAGAACCATCTCCCCGACCTGGAGCAGGCGAGGGAACTGGTGCGCCAGGGCGACTACGAAATGCTATCGCTGCTGTATGACTCGGTGCCGAACGTGCTGTCGGAACTGATCCGCACCGCCTTCATTCCAACACCGGGCTTCAAATATGTGGTGAGTGACTTCTCCGCCATCGAGGCGAGGGTGCTCAGCTACCTTGCCGGGGAACAGTGGCGCATGGATGTTTTCCATGACGGGCGCGATATCTACTGCGAAAGCGCTAGCAGGATGTTTGGCTGCGTAGTTGAAAAGCACGGCCAGAACGCACACCTTCGGCAGAAGGGCAAAATCAGCGAATTGGCTCTCGGCTACGGCGGCTCCGTCGGCGCACTCCGGGCGATGGGCGCTC